TGCTTGAATGCCTCGAAGTATTGGACGTCTGCGAAGTTATCGCTATCGATGATAGCGATAAAGTCGGATGTCGCATAGGATGCGGCCCGCTGCTTGTTCTCAACGGAACCCAGACGACGCTCGTTCTGGTAGACGCGAAGTTTCGGATGGGAAAAGGCTTGGGTGATTGCAGCGTAGTCCTCCCCTGTTTCGTCTGTGATCACTACTTCGGCGACATGTGAGTTCTCGAGATACTTGGGGATTGACTCCTTAAGAAACGAGAACCGACGCATCGTTGGTATGCAGACGCTAATACTCATTTACTCATATCAATAATTGATATCTAAATGCGTGTCGCGTTATGTGTGCTCGCAATCGGTGATAAGTACATCGAAGAGTACACCCGACTCTTTATGAAAAGCCAGAAGGCATACGCTGATCGTCACGGATACGACTTCAAGCTGATATCCAACTATCTCTCCAGCATCGCACATCCAGACACAATGTGTTTTCACAAATATCTGCTCTGTTCGCAGGAGTGGTCGAGTTCATACGACTTCATTGTCTATATCGACGCAGACATATTGATTCACCTACGTGCACCCGCATTACCGTTCCAACTGCTAGGCGATAAGATTGGAATGGTCGACGAATACTCGCAGCCAACGCCGGAGAGACGATTGGCGGTCCAACGCAAGAATGGTTGGGAAGAAAGTGCAACCGGATATCATATACTCTGTGGGTACACTTTCGAAACAACTCATGTATTTAACGGCGGGCTTATGGTCTTTCAACCTAAGCACAGGACCTTGTGTGAATCTATCTTTTTGAGCTATGCTCGTAAAAACATCGGGCATCCTCGTGGGTTTCACTTCGAACAGACGACAACGAACTATGAACTGCAGCGGCAGGGGATGGTGGCGACTCTTCCAAATGAGTTCAATGCGATTCTAGCAATAGCCAAAAGTGATGATCCAGCTCTAACCACCGACGAGTTTTTCAGTCGAAATCACTTTATTCATTTTGCAGGTCGATATTGCTTCGAATGGGTGGAAAAGTTCACTGCGGGACAAGACTTGGATATAGCCCCGTTATCGATCCCTGTCGAAACAGCTCTGGGCTCCTCCAGCATCCAATAGCTGACGTATTCTGCTTAAAGTAATGATTGAACGAACAGTCTATCACATCATGATGGACCCGGGGGCGGAACCACTCGAGGAACGAACGAATACCATTGGGTGACGCTATATATGCCTCCGTGCATCTCGAACATCCGTTTGGAAATTCTGCGATTGGTGGGAGCCACAACGTTGGGCTAATCTTCTTGTTCAGTGTCTTCTGATCATCGTTTATAGCACTGAAACATCCAAATCCAATGAACACAAAATCAACTTTCTTTTCACGCATTGTATCGATGTCCTTCCTGATTTCGCTATCTATGACGTCCATTGGATAGACGGGTATCGCGTCGCTTTCGAAGACAACCACATATTGATTCATCCTTGCATACTTTTCTAGTAAAGTAAGGTGATTGATCGCCAGACTGATGGCGTTGATCTTCTTGCTTGAGTCAAAAACTCCAAATAACCGATGATTCCTAGCTTCCTCCCCGTAGCATGTAATCTTGGGAGATACGTTGTAAAAATCTATGATCGGCCGAAGCGCATCCGTTCGCTCGGGTTCGCGAGTGAGATCTCCTATAAGTTCAACTGAATAATCTGTGGTTGTCAGTCCGGTCCGAAGATCATCGACAACCTTCCCAATCCAGTCGGTCGTATCTCTGACGAAACATGACTGGTTCGCCATCTGGAGCCAGTAGGCATCGTCTTCGCATAACCGTTGAATTTCCGAGATAGCAGCATCGATGTTGATCGGATCAATTCGAACAAACCGATCCGGATTGATATAGTCCGTTACTCGCTTTGATCCATAATACACTGGGATGGTTCCCGCACGAAGTGGGTTGATCACCTTCTCAGTGATGTAGTGATCTCCCTCTGTGTTTTCAAGTGCGAGAACTACTCGGTATTGACTCTGGAACTGTAGAATAGGCTCCTCGTCGTATGACCCGGGTATTGTATGTCCAATGTTATTCTTATATGAACCACCCATATCAACGTGAATTCCACGTTGCATCAATTCGTCGATAAAGTCGTTACGAAACCGTTTGCCTGTGCCGGAGGACGAGATCACTGCGCATATCTTCTTTGGGGGGATCGTTGTGATATTGGTTTGGTATACATAGGGTTTGCAGTAGTCGTAGGATAGATAGAGAGGACAACTGACAGAATGTGCCCCCAGAATAGCCGAATAGTGTGCAGAATGTTCCGGGAGAGGAAGTGATGCCTCGCCTGAGAAGAATATGCTATAGACCCATCGTTTGGCCCTGAAAATAGAGGGGGCAAAATGGCTCTCAAGTAGGATGTCGGCGTCGCTAATCGATGACGTGATCAAAACCTCTCGCTTCAGCGCAGTAGACAGGACGTGTTCGAAGAATCCAAAATGTACACCGTTTGTTCTCTCGACAAATCCATCCCAGAACCCATTGATAAACACGCGGAGCGGCCGCGGGTCGATAAAGACCTTCTTAAAAATAGCCATTACCTTCTCAGGCGTATAGTCCTTGTATGTGTTCCAATCTTTCTGACTCTCAACTGTCTTATCAAAACGCGTAAGCATGTTGCTCAGGGTTGATTCTGCGTACCAGAACGCTCGATTTCCCATCAAGTGACGATGACCGAGTTCTCCGGATTCCGTGCAAAAGATCGGCTTGTTTCGAATGGCGAACTCTCCCATCGAACAACTAAATACCTCACCCATTTCCCGAGCGTGAATCATCGCATCGCATGTATTGATGAACTTGACCTTACGGACAAGATCAACGATCGGAGGCAAGTGAATGACGTTCGGGAGATTTGGACCGAACGGCCGAGTGTTCATGAAGAGGAAGTAGATACTAGGATGTGCAGATGCGATTTCATATACAATTCGCTTGACGTATCCAATATTGAACTCATCGTATCCCCCATGCCGCCCAAACACGGTGGCGGACTCTGGTATACCAAGTTCAGTGCGGAGGCTATCACCGATGTCCGGTAGACTCATAATATGCGGAACAAATGGGTATTTCCCACCATTGCCATTTACCCAAGGTGCGATGGACGAATATACATCGCCATGTGGGTATTCACAGCTAAATACACAGTGATTCACCGTCTTACAAACCTTGCTAACATGTTCGTAACAATTGCCCCCTTCGATAACGTATATCATATCACATTTTTCAGTTCGCAAAATCGCATCTGCTTGTGAGAAGTTCGTCACACCAAACACCTTGAACTCCGCTTGAAATTTAGCCAATACCGTTGCATCATTGAATGGTTGACTTGTATCGTAGATCACAATGCTTTCATTGCCAAGGATAGTCTTGTTGCCCAACGCATAGTCGTAACAGGCGACAGTTGTTCCCCGAAGCGTCAATTGATTCTCCCAGAAAGCAATCTTCATTGCATGTTTGTAGTGTTCTCGTTTAAGTTATTCATTAAATGTATGAAATCGCTGTGGTTGTCCGAATGGACATATGTAAAAACCCCGGCGTGCAACGAACGTTCCGCGCTGTTAGTTATGATGAGTGCATCCTTACCATATATGCGTTGGATCGCATGTAGTATACGGACACACTCTTCCATTGAACGATGACATACGCAAATAATACGACCAGGGCTGCGAAAAATTGATCGGAATCGGAGAATCCTTCGCTGGTATTTCTCATAGACAGTTGGATAGTAGTCTGACCAGTTGGGTACAATTGTTGTTTCTCGAATGAATTCTTCGTCAATAGTCGATGGTCCACTTTCGATTGTAGGGTAGTCGTGGTGAAAACTGAACCCTAGACTATCCGTTAGCACCGTGTTCATACCAAGGTCTAGATGAGGGCTATTAAACTGAAGATTCGTATGAAACCCATTAAAGTCAGTCTCGATACACTTCACGATTGAATCCCCGCTTCCAGTGATCCAATCGAACGGAAAGGCCTCGTGTCGAACACCGAGCGCACGTAACATCGATGCCGGTTGACACGTGTCACCCAGTGAAATATAAGTGGTCATTGTTCTTTTACAACAAATGTATGTGGATTGAGTATCTTCTAACGTGTCTTCGTAATAAATACCTGCGTATTCGCCAGCGGCTGCAGGGGGGAAATGCGATTATGATACGCAGACCGGAATGCGTCGATACCACGCTTTGTCAAATCGGGCCCACCCCAACCGTAGTCATCGAAGATCATGTACCCTCCGACCTTGAGTTTGCGGAACGCGAGAACCGCATCCTCGAGAACATACTCCGGTTCATGGTTGCCGTCGATGTACACAATGTCGAAAAAGTCATCCTCGAACTTGGGGATTTCAGAGTGAGAAAACCCGCGAATGACCGTTATCTTCTCTTTCTGTCCACTCGACTCAAGGTTCCGACTGAATGCATCGTAGACAGACTCCTGTCGTCCCTTGTACTCCGGGTAGTCCTTGTAGTCGACCCACGGGTCAATGCAGTACATCCTGCTGTCCGGATGATGTGCGTATGACTTCCCAACCGAGAAGAGGTTGGCACCGTAGAATGTGCCGATTTCCAGGTAGCGAATGGGATGATCTGGTATGGGCACGAAACTATACCAGCAATCGGCCATGCGATACGAAACACCTTCAAATGACATCTTGTACAAATCCCAATCCTGGCATGTAGATGCCTGCATTTGGTTTTGTGGTTTGGTTCGTCTTCGTGGTTCTGGACCTCGCGGAGGTCTCTAGTTGCTGTACGCCAGGCCACCCATGCCGCTCATCACGCGGAGCACGTTGTAGTTGACGGCGTAGACGCGCACCTGGGCAGTGCGGCCGGCGCGCACCGTGTTCACGGACACCGTGAGCTGGAGCGTGGCCTTGTCGATACGCGAGAAGTTGCACGTGCCCGACGGCTGGTGCTCCTCCGGCTTGAGCGCGAAGGAGTACACGCAGATGCCCGGGGCAGCCGGCGTGCGGCTGTGGTGCTGGTACGGCTGCACGTACGTGAAGTAGCGTCCCTCGCGCTCCGTGAAGCGGTCCTGGCCGTTGAGCTGCAGCTTGGCGACCTCAATCGGGCACTTGCCAGAGCAACGCGTGCCGGAGTCGAGGATGACCTTGGCCAGCAGGTAGTTGGTCGTGTCCTCAAACAGGTAGGCCTGGTCGTTGCCCGAGGCGTTGAGGTTCGAGTCCAGCCACGACGCACCCGACAGCGAGGGACCGATCGCGATGCCCAGACCGGGGACATACGGGCCACCGTCCGCACCGCCGATGGTCGGGACGCCGAGGCCAGCAGTGCCACCGATGTTCGTCGTGACACCGGCCTGGCCGCCCAGGGCACCGCGGGCGAGCACGTCCATGATCACACCCTCCGTGGTGAAGTCATCGGAGTAGTTGAACGGCTGGCAGCCGTTGACCTCAGCAATGTGCGTCGGGGCCGGCTGCGAGCAGTCGACGAACGAGTCACGCTGGCACACCCAGATGAGCTCCTTCACCGGGTGGTTGAAGTTGAGCTGGATCTTGTTCGAGCTCGACGTGATCGACTCGGCACCCGTGAACTGCAGCTGCTCGATGAGGTACTCGTGCGTCTGCTGGGCGAAGCGGCGACGCTCCTCCGTGTCCAGGTAGATGTAGTCGATGTACAGCGACGCGGCCGTCAGGGACTGGACCGAGGACAGCGGGGATCCGCTGGACATCTCGTAGTAGCAGCAGTTGATCCACTGCTCGAACTCCACGTTGATGCGGACCTCGTGGTACTGGAGGGCGATCAGCGGGATGGCCAGACCGGGGTTGCGGCAGAACCAGAACTGGAGCGGGATGTACAGCGTGCGGGCCGGGGTGCCGGCACGGGGGGCACACGAGTTCGTCAGCTCAGCACCCGCGCACGAGACGTCCAGGGCATAGCCCTTGCGGTCCTTCATCAGCACGAGGTCGTGCGTGTTGCCGATCATCTCATCGAGGGCCTTGACCGTGCCCAGATCCTGGGTCAGCTGCGTCCAGATCTGCATCCAGTCGCCATACTGGCGGTCGATACGCTGGCCGCCAATCTCGAGCTCCACCGTCTTCACGACGCGGTGGCCGATGTAGTTCAGCCAGCGGAAACGGGTCATCGTGCCGTTGTTCGCACCATCCAGCTGAACCGCCGGGAGAACCAGCTGGATGTACGTGCGGTACATCAGGTCCGCGTTACGGTTGATGATGGCCGTCACACGCTTGTTGAAGTCGGCCTGGCCGTTGAACGTCACCTCAATGGACTCCATCGCGAAGTTCGTGTGACGCTTGAACAGCACCTTCCAGAACGTGATCTGGGGGTTGCCGCTGATGTAGATGTCCTGTGCACCGTAGCTGACGAGCTGAAGAAGACCGCCACCCATATTGCTT